CATTGAATAAGTCTTCCACGAGAAAGTCCCTATCTTCTCTGAAGTCTTCAAACCGCTTTGCCACTGTAGCCAGACCCACACCCTGAACACCAGGAAGATTGTCGCTTTTATCGCCTGCCATAGCACGGGCAAGAGCAAAGTTCCTTGGATGAATGCCAAACTTTTCAACCACCTTGTTCTTGTTCAAAATCTCATCTTGTGTTGGCCGAAATAACAACGTCTTGTCATCCAATAACTGGATAAAATCTTTATCACTAGACACGATAACTTTCTGATAATCTGAGAATTCATTCATTTGCACCACGTAGGATATCACATCATCAGCTTCGACGTGAGGTTCCATGAACTGTACGACTGGTGTCTGATTAAGATAATCAACTACTCTCATCTGTTGCCAGATCCTGTTATCTTTTTCTTGTTCTTCTGTTAGGTGTCTCGATGATCTATTCAGGCGAATTGGCTTCCTGCCTGCCTTATAATTCTTGTTAACGGTTCTGCGTTTCTTCGAGCCGCCTTCACCGTCCCATACAACCACGATCATGTCCGGTCGTATTTGTCTTGAAAGTTTATTTAGAATCTTTAGAAAACCCTTGGAGCCTCCAATGGGAGCACCGTTACTAGACAAACTGGGGTCCACTATATAAGATCTTAAAAATTGGTTGTGCGCATCGACAACCATTAATCTCTTGTTACTCATTATTTATCTCCATCGCCCAAAACTTTGCACTGTTTTATTCTCCAGAGCCCCCACCAAAGAGATCCAAAAAACAAGATGTCGGCTAGAACGCCGTACATCAATCGCTCATCCAGCATATATTGTGTTAAAGTAAACATAATTGCATTTCTTTCTTTAAAAAAACACCCCAGGTATAATCATACCTGGGGTGTTAAGGTTTGTCAAGGCCTAATTAGGGAGGATTATTATTCCTTGACAGGTGGGATCTCGTCCTCTTTCTCGTAATAGTCAGAGGCGTTTCCTGTTCTATTGTCGAATTTCATTATAACATCTTGATCAATGATTTGCAAGACTCTTTCACGAAATTTCTCATTTTCCAATTTATCTAGCCACTTCTTACGCTGAAACTTTTCTTCTGTACCATCCTCATGAATGATAGAGAACCATGCTCCAGACTGTTTAAAGTTTTCAGAGATCTGAACTGCATCAAACCAACTCTCTTCATCTTGAACTCCGATCTTATCTGAATTCCCCCACAAGATCTTAAAGTTACAATGTCTTCCTGCAGTACCAAACCGAGACTTTTCTAATTTAACTTTTACCTCGGACCCAACCCTGAAACCGTTCTCATCTGTTACGAACGATGCCTTTGCCTTTCGGCCAGTGAGCCAAATCCTCAAAGAATATGCGTAGTGCATAGCCTTGCCACCCGGAGTTACCCACGGAGTTGTCATGGCCTCAGATGGAGATCGAGTAATATTGGTTTTAAGTTGATTCAGAACCAGAAGGGTTGCTTTGCTGTTGGCAATTGGCACGGTCAACTTTGACATGCCTTTCGACAAAATTCTAGCCTTCACTGCCATTGAAGACTGTGGGTTAAAGTCGCCCTCAACATCTGAAATAGCGGGAGTCAAAGCAAGGGAGTCCCATATAAACAACCACTTGTTTCCCGTGTCCAAAAGCTCTTCGATTGTCTCTAAGACAAACTCTACACTTTCAGCCTGAACATACATCAGGCTTTCAAGATCGCAGCCAGCTAGTTCTAGAAAGCTCGGATCAATTGCAGACTCAGAATCGAAGTATACCACATCAATCCCCATCTTCTGTGCGTTGGCAGCGATCTGGGTAGCCATGTAAGACTTCCCAGTCGCCTCAAGCCCTGCTATTTCAACTATCTTTCCAACCGGAATGCCTGCTAGCTTTCCTTTGCAGATAATGGAGTCCAACCAGCGCGAGCCGGTTGGAATCCACTCCTTCACTTCTGTCGGATTCTCTCCGGAGAGACTATGTGCGACATCTCTACCTGCTTTCTTGTTGATAATACGTCGCATCTCATCCATTGAGATTTTTCCAGTTTTAATTTTAGCAATCTTTGCCATCTATGTACCTCAAGTATTCAAAAGATCGTTGAAAGCTGCTTCCACGGCATCTGTTCCCGTTGGGGGTGCCGGCTTGGTGTCTCCGTACCGCTCGACTTGTCCGTCAGTGCTGTCTCCGTCAAGAAACGTATCCAGGAGTGCCTGGACATCCTCCGTTGCCTTGCGTTCGAAGAGCCTTTCAAAGTCTGGTACTGACTCCAACAACTCTGCACACCTATCATCACCGCCAACTGCATCGTCGCACAAGCGAGACTTGCGTGGGCGGGGTCGGATATCCGTGCGAGGGAAGGAAGCGCCCGGGGGCTTACCATACATTACCTTGAGATCATTACCATCCTCGTGGTCAGTAACATCGCCGTAATCAGGATCGAGAACAATGGTAAGAAGCTTTTCATAAGCCATCTTCCCGTAACCCCAAACCTTAACACCTTGCTCTTCTTCTCCCCGAACGAGTACGGGCGAAAAGAATCGCTGCTTTGCGAAGAGGCCCTTGGCCATCTTCTTACTATCCTCCGTTCCTTCGTTCCAAAGCTTGGTAGCGAAATCACAGACTGGACATTCATCTCCGAAGTTCTTCTTGGGGCATAGAAAGCCACCATGTGTCACGTTATAGTGAAAGAACTTTTCCTTAAAAGGGTCCCCATCGGAAGTGGGAACGATTCGAATGTTGTTTTCCCCATCTTGGGGCTTCCAGAAATCAGTTCTGTTTCCGTCACCTTTTCCGGTAACGTTATTAAGTTTTGCACGCATGCGGTCTAAATCAAGAGCCATTGGTTTCTCCTTAGTTTTTTTGCTCAATTAGCTAAAGTCAAGTCGGCAAATCTCCCGACTTGCTATAGACAGTATCCCATAAAATTTATAAAATGTCAACTATTTTTTTCAGTATCGCCCTGAATTGCGGAAGAATAATATAATGCGTACCCACAAATATAATCATAGCTCGTGGAGAAGATTCCGTAACTTATCTTTTTGTTTTCGTCTTGATGTGCACGAGATCTCATTTGTTCTACAATCTTTCGATGAAGGTTCGCTTCTTTTTCTAATTTTTCTTCAGGAATACCGTAATAATATCTGGTTTCCCGGACAATGTCAAGAGGAAAAAATGATTTTTCTGAATCATCTTCCGGATTGAAAAGACCTATCGTGCAAATCTTAGAAACCTCCATAAGGTCTGAAAATGTATCCGTTACAGATTCAGAATGGTTAAAAACATTTATCATATGAAAAGAAGAAGCTATCACTTCATTTAAGGAATCGTAATAGTTCATTATTGAGGCATCTTGCACTAGGGGATCCAACTCTTCGTTAGATATTAAATACATCTTCTCAAAAACTCCAGAACGAGAGTATTGTTGTAACACATTAAATACAGTTCGCTCCTGAAGCCTCTTTGTGTCGCTTGACAGAGAAACGTCCGGTTGAATGTAAAGGATGTTGATCCTGCACTTGCTATGAAGGTAGTGCAAGATCAAAAGTGAAGCTCCGGAGCAAATGCTTGCTCCGGAAACTATAAATAAAACTTCCCCTTTTACATTCTTCAAGAAGTTCTTGAATTTGGGGGGGTCTTTCTCATACCCTTCTGGAGAAGGGTGAGACTCGATTTGTAGATAGTTCTTTTCATCCGATTCTTCTGTATCTATTTTAAAGACAGAATACTCAGGATATTTTTCGAACCTTCTGGCAACCCTTGTTGCAACGCCGCCAAGAGAAATTATCTTATCCACTTTATTTCCTTCATATCGCCAAAATTCTTTCCCAACTTAACATTGACCATATACTTGCCGAACCTAGTATTCTCGAATAGGCTTACTATTTCTGGGATTTTGTTTTTCTCTTCTTTTGTAACATCCAAAACTATGGAGTCATGCATAATGAATGCTATTTTGCTCTTCATGTTTTTCAAAAACTTATGAACCTTTGATGCCTGCTCTAAACACACATCACTAGTTGTTGACTGTAGAATATAATTCACACTGTGATACTCATCTGATTCTATTTCGCGGAGAAAGGGTGTGGTGACGTTCTGGCCATCCCAGTATTTCTCTTTGATGAGAACCCTGTCATAAGCGCGGTTTAACAGAAAATCCTTAGAGTCTGGATTATACAGCCAAGAAAAAACCCTCTTCTTTGCTTCCTCCCTTGTCGTGGAGGGCCCGAAAATGTTCTTGATGTTCCAGTTGTGAACGTCTTCTTCGGGCTGGGCGGTACCAACCAGAGCCAACAAAGTTCTCAATTCCGCGGCATTAAAGTCAATCTCTAAGAACGCATCGTGATTCGGCTTTATGAATTCTCTCAAGTCTTTATCCAAAGTTAGGATCGGGAAGGATCCGCGCTCAGTTGTCAAACGGCCGGTCTTGGTTCCAAACAGGTTATAACGTATTGATAACGACTTTTTATTTAAATCCTTCATAAAGTGTCGGACTTTCTTTTTAAAAAATCTTGCCTTCATGGCTGAGCGGTCAACACTAACGGCTTGAAATCTTATCTCCTCTATCATCCTGTGAGCACCTAGGAGGTGATCATAATTTTGAGGTCTGGAATGATTTTCAAACACGCTTTTTGTTATTTCGTTTTTCAAATACAGGTAGTTCAGTAAAAACTTCTTTGGAATTATATCAAAAATACAATTTTCTGTTAGGCTTACCTTTGCAGTACTTAAGGATTTTTTGTATGCCTCCAGCTTCTTAGTCGCAGATTCCCACGAATTTCTTAGAGAATCCGGACAAACTGAATCCAAAGATCTCCCCGCAACGTAAAGCCAAGCAAACTCTAAATGTTCGTGTTCTCGCAACGACTCTGAATATTTCCAAGTCCTTGTGAATCCTTCTAGGTTGATTTTTTCGAAAACGAGTTCCCTACCCCAAGGGCTGTCAAAAAATGCGCCGGCGCACTCTCTCTTATCGTCGATGTTTTGAAAATACACACTCTTTCCTATAAGCCATTACTGGAATTGACCGATGACGATATCTTTCTGTCGTTGCATCGGTGTATAAGTCCCACCAGCGGCTGTGACTGCTTGCTGCCTGAGTTCAACATATTCTTGAGCACGACGCAACCTTTTTTCTTCTTCTGCTGCGATACTTGTGAATCCAGCTTCGGCGGCCTCTTCAGTAAAATCTGCAGTCTGACCTATCGTCAGGGAACTGTCAACAGATGCAGGTGGTATCGGACCAGTATGGCCCGCGGGAGGTGACCCTGGTACTTTTTGAAACTTTGAAGTTCTTGGATCTGCCTTTTTAATATGATCGTTCATGAACCTTAGACCATGGGATGTGCCCAGCCTGTTAAAAACCACCATGGTCTTGTCAAGAACCGATCGCCACTCAGGTGAGTTGGTCTTCTCCCTTCCGTAGCCACACTCAATTAATCTAGCTTTCATATAAACATCAAGGCGCTGCCTGTTTGAGAATTCTCTAATAATTTCTTCTGGCATTAGAACCTCTCTTTTCACCCTTGTCTTTATAAGTTTGCCATCGCATATTCCCCTCTTCACAATGTAGGGATGATTCGTCATAAAAGTATAATAGCAGTCTAACATGAATTCATCTAGGATGTCAAGGTCTTTCAAGTAAGACGGATAATAAAATGCGCTAAAAATATTTTTGGCATCTCCATCTATGCAGTATT